TGTATCTAGCTTTATTAACCCAAGTAATGAAGGAGTTAGAGGTACTTTAGGAACTATAGACACTGCTTTAGCACAAGGCTCAGGCGGACCTAAAGGGGCTGAAAGAGGCGTTACAGTTACTGCTGGTGACTTAGCTAGTTCTTCTTATATGGATGCTGTTCGCTCTGCTGCTGAAACAGCTGGTGTTGACATATACGTTGACGGCCCTGCGGGTGGTCAATACGAACTAAACGTAGGCCAGTACGATGATGTACCTTTAGGGTCTTATCATACTGTACGTGAAGCCGACTCACCTTTAGAAATGATCTTTGAAGCTGTACTTAAAGCTGTTGTTGTTAATGTTTTAACAGCAGGTTTAGGCGCAGACTTAGCGTCACTAGGTGAAACTTTAAGCAGTTCAGGCGCAACGGCTACGGCAGCTAGTGCTGCGTCTGGTGCTAATGTGGCTTATGAAACTACTGAGTGGGCTAGAAATGTAGGAGATATTTTAACAGGCATAGGACAAACACTAGAAGCTGGTGGTGCTATATCCTCTGGTACTGCCGCTGCTGCTGGTGGTGGCATACCTCCTTATGTTATGACCCTTATAAAAAATACTGCTTCTAATGAAGGTGTTATTTCTGATGTAATAGAAGTAGTTGACGTTATTAATACTGCTGCTTCGGCAGTTGAATCAGAAGAAATACCAGAAGCCGTCATTCAAGAAGAAGAAGAAGAAGTTTCCCTAGAAGCAGACCCAGACTTAATGGGAACTGCAACTATTGAGGAAACCATAGGTGACGAAGACTTTACTACTGCTCCTTTACCTACTCCAGAAATTATAGTTGACGAAGTACCTATAGACGAAATACCTATAGAAATAACAGAGCCTGAAGTAGAGTTTGTAGACCCCAGTACGGACAGTGGTGGAGGCGGTGGTGGCGGTGAGGAAAGTGGAGGCGATAGTTCTGCTGGAGCTGGCACTACTGCTACTACTGGGGGAACTGAGGCTGCTGGAGGTACTGTCGGTTCTGGAGGTGCTTCAGGTTCCAGTGAAGGAAGCACTGGTGACGCCCAAAGCACTGACGCTTCTGGAGCAGGAACTGAATCGGTTGAGTCTGAAAGTGGAGTTATAGTCGGTTCAAACGACGGTGTTCCCTATACTAGAAACCCAGTTATAGCTGACAACGGCCCTTGGGTTTATCAAGGGGGAGGCGTGTGGATTATACCTACCGACGAAGAACAAGTTTTACGAGAAGTTTTAGTAGCGGAAGATTATGGTGGTACTTTGGCTGTACAGCTTGCAGAGTTAGCAGCGGGTGAGCCTGACCCTAACTTACAAGCAAAGTACCTTGAAGAAGCTAAAAGGTATATAGGAGATTCTGAAAACTTACCTCCTAATTTTGAAGGAATGACTGCGGAAGAGCTTGAAGAGTTCTTAAAAACACCAACTGGTGAAGTTATTGACGAAACTCCAGAACAGCCCGTTTTTAACGATCCTAATTATGATCCTAATAAAGCAGAAATTTTTAAAGAAGGAGACAGAGCTGATATAGTCCAGAGTTCTGTAGGTACTGGAAATACTACTACTTCGGAGACTGAAGAACAGATTGAGGCTAAGGCAGCAGAAGAACCAGAAAACAATTTTTCAACTGATATTTTAGAAGTTCTTATTGAGGAAGTAACTAACAACAACTCTACAGCCCCTGCCGATATAGACACTACAGGCGGTGCTTCAACCAGTACTACTGAAACTACAGGTACTACAGGTACAACAGGCACTACAGGCACTACAGGCACTACAGGCACTACAGGCACTACAGGCACTACAGAAGTAGTAGTAGTAGACCCTAATCAATCAACTGTAGATTCCGATGGTGACGCTGGTGACGGTGGTAATGGAGGTAACGCAGGAGGTGCTGTAGACGGCGGTGGCGCTGGTACTGACGGAGACGGTGTAGACACAGGCGACGGCGGGGAAGCTGGTGGTGGGGACAGTACCGGAGTAGCAGACGGCAGTGGTGCAGGTGCTGGAGAAGGCTCAGGGACTGGGGAAGGAACAGGTACTGGAGAAGGAACTGGAGAAGGCTCAGGGACTGGAGAAGGCACTGGAGAAGGAGAAGGCTCAGGGACTGGTGGCGGATCAGGTGGTATGCTTTCTGGTGGCAGTGGCAGTAGTATTGGGCAGGGATACATGGGAGGCTTCAACTACAACTTACCTCAGTTTGTGCCTGTAGCTTATCAGCCTAAAGATTATGACGTTGAGCTTAATCGAATCATTAATCAAAGTTTGTTTAAAGGAATGATCTAATGAATTATTTAGATTTAGTTAACAATGTGCTAAGAAGACTACGAGAAACGGAAGTTACTTCTGTACAGTCCAATGCTTACAGTAAACTCATAGGAGACCTAGTCAACGACGCTAAGAACCTTGTAGAAAGCTCGTGGGACTGGTCTATGCAGCGTAAATTAATAGGTTTTTTTGTAAGCACACAAACGCAAGACTTTGTTTTATTAGGGTCAGGAGAAGCTCCTAAAATACAGAGCATAATTATAGGGTACGAAGGAGAAGATTTTCTAGGCGGAAAAGGAACTAATTTTTTAACGTACATAGACCAAGTATCTATGGAAAAAAAAGTTAGAATGGAAAGGTCTATAAACGTACCGGCCCCTTTAGGACTTCCCTTGTACTATACACTTAATGGCATTGATTCAAACAGAGACACTCAAATATCAGTTTATCCTGTTCCTGATACTGGTTACTTTGCATATGCACAGGTTTTTAAAGCACAAGCAGACTTAGTCAATGATACAGACAAACTAGAAATCCCTGTCATGCCTGTGTTACACCTTGCAGTAGCTTTTGCTTCACGAGAACGAGGAGAAACAGGTGGTACTTCTACTCAAGAATACTTTACTATGGCTAACAAGTACCTTTCGGATGCTATTGCGTTAGACGCAGCAAATGCGCCGGAAAAAACTATCTTTTATACACCATAAGGTACACGTATGGCACAAGAAATAAAAAGTATTACTCTTGTAGCGCCTGCTTTCAAAGGTATTAATACCGAAGATTCGCCTTTAGCTCAAGACCCTTCTTTTGCGGAAAGCGCGGACAACGCCATTATCGACAAAAGAGGGCGTATTGCTGCACGTAAAGGACTCAGTGTTTTAACTACGGATAAAACTGAGTTAGGCACTGGAAACTTACGAGCAATAAAGGAGTTTAGGGACAACTTAGGTAACACCAAAATATTCTCAGTGGGTAACAACAAAATACTCAGTGGCACAACTGTGTTGGCTGATGAAACACCGGGTAGCTACACGATCACTTCAGATAACTGGAAGATAGTCAACTTTAATGACAATGTTTATTTCTTCCAGAGAGGCTATGAACCTTTAGTTTATAATAATACTGGAGGCGCTGTAGTTAAACTTAGTACAGTAGCAGGAGCAGCAGGTGTTGTTGCTGCAATGTACGGCAATGAAGTCCTAGCAGCCTACGGTAGACTCTGGACTGCAGACTTTACTACTGATAAATCTACTGTGTACTGGTCTGACCTTTTGATTGGCCATGACTGGACAGGAGGAACATCTGGTTCCATAAATTTATCAAAAGTATGGCCTGATGGTTTTGACGAAATTGTAGCACTGGCTGCACATAATAATCTTTTGATTATCTTTGGAAAACACAGTATCGTAGTGTACGAAGGTGCTGACTCTCCTGCTACTATGAGATTAGTAGATACTATTGCAGGAGTAGGTTGCGTAGACAGAGACACTGTGCAGTACACAGGAACAGACGTTTTATTTTTATCTCAAACTGGTCTCAGAAGCTTCGGTAGAACTGTACAAGAAAAATCAATGCCTATGAGCAGTCTGTCGGGGACAATTACTACGGACATTATTAGACTGATTAGAGAAACCGGAGAAATCTTCAGGTCCGTGTACCACCCAGAAGAAAGCTTCTACTTAATAACTTTTACTAATCAAGCAATAACCTTTTGTTTCGACGTTAGAGGTACTTTGGAAAACGGGGCTTATCGAGTTACTCGCTGGCCCGGCACGGGCTTTACTTGTTATGGACGCAAGGACAACGGAGACTTACTTATAGGTAGTCGTTTTGGAATTGGGCAGTACATAGGGTACAAAGACAACAGCCTTCCTTACCGCTTTAAGTACTTTAGTCCTGAGCTGACTTTCGGTGACGCTTCTAAACTTAAGTTTTTAAAAAGACTCAGACCAACACTGGTAGGAGGCAGCGGTGCAGACGCTATTTTTACGTGGTCCTATGACTTTGGAACTTTGTTTAGCTCTGCTGAAGTAGGGATTAGAAGTCAAGGAAGGTCTGACTTTAATTTATCTGAGTACCCTGTGTACTCTGAGTTGTCTGGTTATGGCATTTCGTCTACAGGTGACGTTGACATAGGAGAAGTTGTAGTTGTAAACAAGTTCTTAGGGGACTTTACTTCTGCTCCTACTATTGGCTCTGGGGGAGGTGCTTTGTTAGAAGGAGACAGCTACTTCGACACTGCTGCTGATATTTTTTATGTGTACATAAGTAGTGCTTTTGTCGATTTAGACACTTTAGTTCCTGCCAGTGTCGGAGAGTTTTCTGACGGAGAACTTGTTTCTAGGAACGCCATAAACGCTAACGGCAGTGGTTCAACTATTACCATTGGCTTAGAAGCAGACATAAATGGGCATGAGTTGTCTATACAGGACATCAACGTACTTGCATTAATAGGTAAAACATTATGAGTTATTGTGAAAAAAGTTTTGAAAGGGAGATAAACTAATGGATCTTAAAGAAATTTTAGAGTCTATAGGCGGTGCAGGAAACGCAGTAAATACTGCTGCTGCTTTAGGATTAGGCACTGCTGGTTTAGCCCTTGCTGAAAAAGGGTACAGTGATTTAGGAGACATTGGAGAACGAGCATACGCCGGTTTAGCAGGAGAAGGAGGTCTCGCGGAACAACTCAGTGGGATGCTTGAGTTCCAACCGTACACTGTTACTTCTGCTACTGGTGGTCAGTTCGGCATGACTCAGGACCCTACTACGGGCCAAATGACGTACCAAATGGCTACTTCTCCTGAAGAACAAGCTCTACAGCAGCAGACATTGGCTAATGCGGGTATGTTCTTTAATCAAGCAGCTATGCCTGTAGACCAACGAGAGCAGGACATATTTCAACGCATGAGGACAGCGATGTCTCCTGAAGAGGAACGTCAGCGTTTAGAAATGGAGCAGCGTATGGCGGCTCAGGGACGCTTAGGTGTCCGTACGGCTCAGTTTGGTGGCACACCTGAACAACTAGCGTTGGCTAAGGCGCAGGAAGAAGCCAGAAATACCGCTATGTTGAACGCTATGCAGTTTGCAGGACAAGAGCAGCAACGTCAGGCACAGCTAGGAACAGGCATGTTGTCTGCTGGCTACGTACCACAAGCACAGCTTCTATCTGCTTTACAGCCCGGAATGACTGCAGCAGAACGCCAGCGTCAGTCCTTGTCAGAACAAGCGGGAGCATATGGACAGACGTACGCTTCAGGCTTACAAGGGCTTCTTTCGTCAGCTTTGGGTCAGGCTAATATTGCTGGAGGAGTCGGTGGTAACATCACTCGTGCAGCACTTGGTGGCTTGTTCGGTTAATAAGGAGAACACATAATGGCTACATTTTCAGAAGGGTTTTTGTCTCAACTAGGCAGACCCGCGATGTCACAAAGCTTGTTTGACTTAGGTTCTGCTATTGGTGGTGTTCCGGGTCAGATGAAGCAGCAGCGAAAGCAGCAAGAGTTTAACCAGTTGATACAACAGATACAGGGCGCACAAGGCTCTGGAGACTTCACAAGTATGAAGATCTTGGCGCAGCAGTTGGCTCCTTTGAGCCCACAAGAAGCTGCTAAGGTGATGCAGGCTGCTTTAGAAGGTGAAGTAAAACAGCAACAAACCCAAAAAGAAATACAAGAGACTAGAGCTGGCGCACAAATGCTAATGACTGAACTACAAGACTACGCAAGTGACTCGGCAATTCCAGAGCCTTTACGTAGGCAGTCAGAAAATTTTCTTAGGGCAGCAGCCACAGCAGGAGACAGGGCTTCTCTTTTAGAACCTCGTGTAGCAGAGTTACGAACTCTTATAACAGAATCTCGTAAACCAAAGCAAATGAAGGTTTTGTCGGCTGGGGCGGGTCTTGTTGACCCTGAAACAAACGAAGTTGTAGCTTCAATGCCTTTTAAACCCACTGCCCCTGCAAAACCTACTATTAAAGTTATTAAAGGCGATAAGGACGATCCAAACATTCGTGTGTTTCGGGACGGTAAACTAACTGAAACAATCAGTACTGTCCCAGCGGGAAGGCCTTTAGAAGAACAAGAAATGGACAATGCGAGAATCTCTCAGATAGTCAGAATTAAAGGTGATTTAACAGAGCTAATGGATCCTGAAGGGAAATATTCAGGATGGACAACTTCAGGAGTAACTGGTCAAATATTAGGTAACTTTTGGGGAGGCTCAACAGCCTACGATAGAAACAGTTTGATGGAGTCTGTCAAAGCAAGTCTAGGTTTAGAGGCTATCGAGGCTTTAAAAAAAGCATCAAAACAAGGAGCTACTGGTTTAGGACAAGTTTCTAACTTGGAACTTAGAGCTTTACAGTCAGAAATAGCTACTTTAAATATAGCTCAATCAGCAGATGCCCAGCAGGCTTCTTTACAGAAAATTTTTAACCACTTAGACAGAATACAACAAGTTGCTTCTGGTGTTGTTCCTTCAGACGCTATAGACTGGAATAGTCCTGAGTACATGGCGGCTGGGTACGCTAAAGACACAAAGACAGGTTCTATTTTTTACGCTCCTGAAGGACCTCAAGGAACTAAGTACAAGTTTATAGATGGTAGGTTCCAAGAAATAAACATCGATTAAGAGGATTATCATGTCTAACGATAAAGAAGCTTTTGAAAGAGCAATGGGTTACCCTCTTGTCAGTGCCGCAGAGAAAGAACCTGAAGACGATGTAGCAGCTTTCAATAGAGCAATGGAAGTAAGAGAAGTTGTTCTTGCGAACAAGCCTGATGAAGAAGAAGGTCCTACTGCTGTAGAGCAAATATTTGTTCAACCGGGTCAGCGGTTTGTTAAACGTGTTGAAGATATTGGGGGAAGAATAGGCGAAAGTGTTGAGGACAAGCTTAATCCTTCTCTTGGGCCTGCTGAGCTAGAAGAGCCAACCAGAGGAACAGGCTTACCTTCAGTATTGCTACAGAGCATAGGTGCTCCTATTTCGCTTGCTTTCGATGTTATTGGAAACACTGTTGTAGTAGGAGCAACAAAAGCTATTGGTTTAGTACCGGAAGGCGCTAAAGAAGGTGCTTTAGAGTTCTTTAACCAAGCGGTCCAAACAGAAACAGGTCAAAAAGCTATTGAGGCTTTGTCGTCCGGTGCTGAAGCTTGGGAAGAATACTCAGAGATGAACCCTAATGCTGCTGCAAACTGGACATCTCTTTTTGATTTACAATTTGGTCTCCCGAAGAGAATTATTCAAGCAGCTTCTCCTGACCTAAAACCTATTAAAGTAACTGAAGTAGGTACTAGGAAGACTACTTCTGCTTTAGCCGGTATTGACAAAGACGTTTATAATATAGCTTACTCGACTCCTAAAAAGTCTATTGAACAAGCTAAATTAACCACAGACCCCCAAGGTCCTTTCAGAGTCCAGCAGCAGTTGGCTACTACTGAGCAGTTAGAAGTTGTAGATGAGTTGATAACAGCAGGGGTTCGTGGGAATAGGACCTTACAAGAAAACTTAAACAGCACACAGAAGTACTTAGAAAAGCTAGACTCCTCTATTTTAGGCATGGCTAGGAGAAGAAAAGCAGGTCTTATTGACACCGACAGGCTAAGACAGCTAGTGGTTGAAGAGTTCGCGGAAATTAGAAAAGGTAACCCAACTATTTTCAAGAGTGATGCTTCTGTCAAACACTTGAAAGAAGACTACGAAGAGTTTTTGTCTATACTTAACGAACAAGGAAACACTTTTGAAGGTCTTTTTAACGCGAGACGTATTTTCATGGACAGGATGGAGAGACGGGGTGTAGACGCTGGAGGAAACCGTTTAAACGCCGCGGTTCTAGCAGCTAAGGCAGTAAGGAAAGCAGGCAATAGGGCTATGTTTGATGTTGTTCCTGAAGCTGAGCAGCTCCTTAAAAGACAGAGTAGGATATTGAGCGTTCAAGACAACATGGCCGTTAAAGCAGCTAATGAAGCTAAAAGCGCCTTGGGTAGATACATCCAAGAATTAGGACTGCATAAGTTGGTCGCTGATTCAGCCTTGAGTAAAGTAGCTAACGCTGGTTACGCTTTGGGGATGGGTATTGTTGCTTCTCCTTATGTCATACTTAAAAGAGCTATGAAATCGACAACGCCTGCAAACATTAGGGCTAAAGTTTCCTATGCTTTAAAGGATGTTTTAGGAGAAATAGAAAAAGGATTGGCTAGGACTAAAGACCCAGTAACTAAGAAAAGCTTGTTAGCTCAGAGAGCAATAGTCTACTCATCTTTTAAAGCAGCCGGTGAGCAGATTATAGCAGAATCCGAAGGAAGAGCACAAGAAGAAGCTTTTCTTGAGAGGCAGAGGAAAGAAAAAGAAGATAGGGACAGGGAAATAACTGAGTCTGCTGCTGAAAGGCAAGAGCGTTTAAAGGCTTTTGGTTCAAGAGAAGACCGTATGTCTGCTCTAGGTTCAAGAGAAGACCGTATGGGTTCGATTGGGAGGGGTTTTGTAGCTAGGACAGACGCTTTAGGACCCAGAGAACAACGAATGGGTTCTATGTTTGGTATTCAGTAAACTGAGTAAAAACAAAGGGGGTCACTTAAGACCCCCAGTTCACTCTAAATCTCGCAACTGTTGCCAACACAGGCCAACTGCTGCGACCCTTCGGTCATGTCAGAAGCCTCTGAGATGTTCCAGTCGATAGCCTTGGGAAAATCTTTGACTAACGATTGGTACGTCTCTAGGTCCACTGGCTCATAGGGTGCCTGCTGGTACGTATGTTCTGAGTAAGGTAGAAAGCTGATGCCGCTGACCTTGTCGAACTTGTTGTACAACCACTGCCCCACCTCTAGGAACTCATCGTCCCTGTAGTAGCAAGTCATGGACGGCTTGTGTTCACACCAGTAGTCCTGATACATCTCCCACAGATCAAGCTGCTCCATAGCACCCATGTCCGTAGCCACCACAGCCTTCTTAGGAGACTTAATGGGGAACGAGAAGACCTTAGTAGTAGAAGAAGTCACGTCTAGTTCCACAGGGACTCCTGCGGCCTCTAGGACAGCACACAAGGGGTCTCGTGCGTCTGCTCTTACTCGTCTAATGTATTGCTCAGCATATCTAGGGTGGATGCCAGACGCGCTGTCAACCAACTGAGATACAGTACCGGAAGGCTTAACAGCAGTAATGGCAGTGCTAACATTGATGCCAAGGCGTTTAGCCCAAACACGGTTAGTTTCAATAGCTTCCTCTTTAAGCTGCGTGAGCCAGTACTGTAGATCTGCACGATTCTTCCTCCCTGACATAACTGGATGGTCCATGATGCCGGTTAGTGACACCCCTAGTAACGCTTCTTCTTCTGTGTTGTCCTTCCAGATCTTACGCAAGTACCTGAAGTCAGTCAGGGTTGCCTGTAG